TACCTGGTGCCACTGCCGCATGCCGCGAGCTTTGACGCGCTCAACGAGGATCTTCTGAGAGCATGCCGCCGTCGTCTCGACGATCGGCTGCGCGGTCACGACGAGACGGTCGGCGAGCGGCTGGCCCGGGCGGATCGGCGGCATGCCGCGACCGCCGAGGAGTGGGATCGCAACCCTTGGGCGCTCAACACGCCGGGCGGGATCGTCGATCTGCGCTCGGGCGCTCGGCGCGATCACGATCGGGCGGATCGGATGACCCGGATCTCCGGTGCGACCCCCGAGGGCGATTGCCCCACGTGGAAGGCGTTCCTGGCAACCGTCACCAACAATGACGCCGAGCTGCAGGCTTACCTGAAGCGCATGGTCGGCTATTCGCTAACCGGTCTCACGATCGAACACGCGCTGTTCTTCCTCTACGGGACCGGCGCCAACGGCAAGTCGGTCTTCTGCAATGTGGTCGCCGCCATCCATGGCGACTACGCGACGACAGCGCCCATGGACATGTTCATGGCCACGACCGGCGAGCGGCATCCGACCGATCTCGCGGGGCTTCGCGGCGCGCGCTTCGTGTCCGCCGTCGAGACCGAGCAGGGGCGCCGCTGGGCCGAGAGCAAATTGAAGCTCATGACCGGCAGCGATCCGATCAAGGCGCGCTTCATGCGGCAGGACTTCTTCGAGTTCATGCCGCAATTCAAGCTCGTCATCGCCGGCAACCATAAGCCTGCGATCCGCAACATCGACGAGGCGATGCGGCGGCGGTTTCACATGGTGCCATTCACCGTGACCATTCCACCAGCCAAGCGCGACAAGACGCTCACCGACCGGCTGCTGGCCGAGCGCAACGGCATCCTCGCTTGGGCGATCGAAGGCTGTCTCGAATGGCAGCGCATCGGGTTGAAGCCGCCGACGGCGGTGCAGGCGGCGACCGACGAGTATTTCGACGACGAGGACGCCATCGGGCGGTGGATGGCGGATGCCTGCGTCACCGGCCCGGGCTGCACCGAGCTGGTCGCCACGCTCTACGGCGCCTGGAAGGTGTGGGCGGAAGCGGCCGGCGAATATGTCGGCTCGATCCGCCGCTTCTCGGAAAACTTGACCACCCGTGGCTTTGAGAAATGGCGCGAGCCCGTGAGTACCCAGAGGGGATTTCGCGGCATTGCGCTCAAGGCCGCAAGTCGATCCACCACCGACATGGAGTTCTGACTACGATGCAGCCCCTGCGAACGCGCAAAATTACCCGCCTGACAGATCTGACAGATCGACCCCTTATAGACGTCACGCGCGCGCGTGCGCGCACGATAACGGTGCAAACCGTTTCATCTGTCAGATCTGTCAGGAGCCCCGATCCCTGCCTGCCCGTGCTGCTGGCCCTCGATCTCGGCTCGACCCTCGGCTGGGCGGTGCGGTTGCCCGATGGCGCCATTACGAGCGGCACTGTCGAGTTCCGGCCCGGCCGCTTCGAGGGCGGCGGCATGGCCTGGCTGCGCTTCCGCAGCTGGCTCGATGGCATGGTGCGCACGGTGGGCTCGATCCAGACCGTGTTCTTCGAGGAGGTGCGGCGTCACGCCGGCACGGGTGCCGCCCATGTCTATGGCGGCTTCGTCGCTCACCTGACCGCGTGGTGCGAGCACCAGGGCGTGCCCTATCGCGGCGTCCCGGTCGGCACCATCAAGCGCTCGGCGACCGGCAAAGGCAATGCGCCCAAGGAGGCGGTGATCGCTGCGATGCGGGTGCTTGGATTCTCGCCCGCCGACGACAACGAAGCCGATGCGCTGGCGCTGCTCGATTGGGCGATCCGCGAGGCCGAGGCAGGTCGATGAAGGCGGACGCGTTCCTCAAGCAGGCGGCGATCGTCGTCGGCGAACGTGCCGACGACTACGGCCCGGCATCGGTCCTGTTCGAGCGCATCGCCAAGCGCTGGACGCTGACCCTTGGCTATCCCGTGACGGCGGCGCAGGTCGCACTTTGCATGATCGACCTGAAGCTCGCCCGGCTCACTGACAACCCCCGGCATTTCGACAGCGCACTTGATGTCGCTGGCTATGCCGCCCTGCTGACGGAGGTGACGACATGCACGAAGTGAACTGGACACCGAGCCTTGTCGAGGAACGGCTGGCGGAGGCAGCAGACGTCTTGAAGCGTCTGCCCGAGGTGAAGGTGCGCGGCTATTTCAACACGTGGCCGCGCATGGTCGACGAGTTCAGCGATCTGGTCGGCCAGGAGCCGCCCCAGATGCGACGCCCCTGGCCGCAGCCGGCCGCCATCACGCGGATGGAGGAGACGCTTAGCTGGACCATTGGTCTCGATCCCGTCGATGCGAAGATCGTTTGGCTGCGCGCCGGTGGCGAGCGGTGGAAGACGATCTGCTGGAAGGTTGGTCTGGCGCGGGCGGCCGCCAACGAGCACTGGCTCTACGCGCTCTGCGTCATCGCTTGGCGGCTCAATGGCAAGCAGCATCGGCGCAACGTCTCCAAGCGCCGCGTTATCGATGAAACGCGGGCCGCTCTCGGGTGAGGCGCCCTTCGTAAAGCGTCTGCTAGACCCATCCTATTCGGTCAGAATCGCGGAAAATGGCTACTCTTGGGTCTAGATCGGGAGAATCGGGTGGCGGAAGCAGATGCCGAGCAGCGTCCGAACCTTTCTTTACGGCCCTTCACAATTAAACAAAACGGCGCTATCCTTTATTAGTGAAGACGGCTTATTAAAGGATAAAAAGAACATGACAGGAACATCAGGCGGGCGGCTTGGAGAATACGTCGAAACCTCGGCTGGCGGGGAAAAAGTGCGCGCCTTCGTGCCAGCCCCTTTGCCCCCGGTGCCCCCGCTGGATTTCAGTCAGTTCATTTCGCTCTACGACCGTGCGCGCGGGGCGGTCGGGCGGCTCGATGGCGTCACCACGATCCTGCCGTCGACCCCCTTGTTCCTGTTCATGTACGTCCGCAAGGAAGCGTTGCTCTCTTCGCAGATCGAGGGGACCCAATCGTCTCTATCCGACCTGCTGTTGTTCGAGAACAACGAGATTCCGCACGTCCCGATCGATGACGTGACGGAGGTGTCGAATTACGTTGCGGCCATCGACCACGGCATGCGGCGCATGCGAGACGGATTTCCACTGTCGCTGCGTCTTCTGCGCGAGATGCACGAGATCCTGTTGAAGTCCGGTCGTGGTGCGAGCAAGCAACCTGGGGAATTTCGCCGGTCACAGAACTGGATCGGGGGGACGAGGCCGGGCAACGCTCTGTTCGTGCCACCACCACCAAATCGCCTCGACGAATGCCTCGGTTCATTCGAAAAATTTCTGCACACCGAGGATCAATCGATGCCGCCGCTTATTCGCGCCGGCCTTGCACATGTACAGTTCGAGACGATCCATCCATTCCTTGACGGGAACGGGCGGCTTGGTCGTCTGCTGATCACGCTGATGCTTTGCGACGCTGGAGCACTGCGTGAACCGATCCTGTACCTGAGCCTTTTCTTCAAGAGCAGGCGAGATGACTACTATCGCCTGCTGCAGGAGGTGCGGCAGGCGGGTGGCTGGGAAGCATGGATGGAGTTCTTCCTGACCGGCGTCGCCGAGACCGCTGAACAAGCGGCAGACACCGCACGCGAACTAATGGCGCTATTTGAAGCTGACCGTCTGACCATTCGCAAACTCGGGCGCGCCGCGACCTCGGCCCTGCGGGTCCATGACTTGATTCAAAAACGTCCGATGGTGACAATCCAATCCGCATCGAAGGAACTGAATCTGTCAGTGCCTACGGTCGGCAAAGCGCTCGATTTGATGGTCTCGGCGGATATCGTCCGGGAGACTACTGGGAAGCAACGCGGCAGACTCTTCGCCTACTCAAAGTACCTGGCTCTTCTCGATAAAGGGACAGAGCCGCTACCCGCATGAATGTCGACCAATGCGGATCATCACGATGACGATGATCATCGTCATCAGCATCAGCACCAGCATCAGCAGGGCATCTTCGATCTGTGCGTGCCGCAGCGAAAAGCGTCTGCCAGACACTTTCCCATCGGACAGATTCGCCGAATTGGGCTAGCTTTGGCGGCAAGATCGGGAGAGGCGCGCGCAAGCGCATCGATGCTCCCCTAAGGCCCGGGTCCTTCCTGGCCGATATCTGATGCTGGCGGCAGTGGCGCGGAAGTTCGCCACCGACTGCCCCGAAATCCGAGTTACCAGTTACCACGGCCCCGGCGCGATCAGCCGCTTCAAGCCTTTGATATGGCGCGACCTTGCGGGCAAGCGGGACTGGTAACTCAATCCGGTAACCGGCAAGCCCGGTTACCGCCCCGACCATCGAACCCCTGGTAACGCCATCCCGTCATGCAACCTCGCTTGCCCGCCAGTGTCGAGCATTGGCCCTTGGATCGGCTATTGCCTTATGCGGCCAACGCCCGAACGCATCCGGATGAGCAGGTTGCCCAGATCGCGGGATCAATCGCGGAGTTCGGCTTCAACGTCCCGTGCCTCGTCGACGAGCGTGGGGTGCTGGTTGCCGGTCACGGCCGCCTGCTCGCCGCCCAGCGTCTCGGACTTTCACAGGTCCCGGTCATTCGGCTCGACCATCTGACCGACGCGCAAGCGCGTGCCTATCGCATCGCCGACAACCAGATCGCGCTCAATTCCGGATGGGACGATGCGCTTTTGTCGGCCGAGGTTGCGCGGCTCAAGGAAGATGGGGTCGATCTGGAGCTTCTTGGTTTTCCCGAGGATGAGCTTGATCGGCTGCTCGATGGTCTGGACGGTGAGAAGGGCGGCAACGAGGACGAGGATGTCGTCCCGGAGCCACCGGAGACGCCGATCTCACGGTCCAGCGATCTCTGGATCCTCGGGCGTCATCGCCTCCTTTGCGGCGACGCGACGCGCGCGGCGGATGTCGCGCGACTCCTTGGCGATGTTCACCCGCACCTCATGGTCACCGACCCGCCCTACGGCGTCGATTACGACCCGTCCTGGCGCAACGATGCTGGCGTGTCGGCGACGACGCGCACCGGTCGGGTGTCCAATGACGATCGTGCGGACTGGCGGGAGGCTTGGGCGCTCTTCCCCGGCGATGTCGCCTATGTCTGGCACGCTGGTATTCACGCGCGGACGGTCGCCGAAAGTCTGGAAGCCAGCAGGTTCCCCATCCGCTCGCAGATCATCTGGTCGAAGTCGCGCTTCGTGCTCGGCCGGGGCGACTATCATTGGCAGCACGAGCCCTGTTTCTACGCGGTGCGGAAGGGTGCGACCGGCCATTGGCAGGGTGCGCGGGATCAATCGACGGTCTGGATGATCGGCGGTGGCGGTGACGAGGATACGGCGACCGTCCATGGCACGCAGAAGCCGGTCGAATGCATGCGTCGCCCCATGATCAACAACAGCGAACGCGGCGATGCCGTCTATGAGCCTTTTGCCGGCAGCGGCACGACGATGATCGCGGCGGAAAGCGTCGAGCGCTGCTGCTTCGCGATGGAAATCGATCCGCGTTATTGCGATGTAATCATCGAGCGCTGGCAATCCTTTACCGGCTCGAAGGCGCAACTTGAGACCGATGGTCGGTCCTTCGAAGACGTGCGATCCGAGCGTAGCGCATGAACAAGCAGTCCCAAAGGATGTCGCTGTTCGAATCGATCGCGAATGTCGTGGTCGGCTTCGGCATCGCCGTGCTGACGCAGATCGCGGTGTTTCCGATCTTCGGTCTGCAGGTGTCGCTCGCCGACAATCTGGTCATCGGCTTGGTCTTCACGTTCGTATCGATTGCCCGGTCCTTTGCGCTGCGCCGCGTGTTCGAGGAATTCCGGGTGCGCGCCGAACGCAAAAGCGCCGTCAGGCTTTGATGCCCGACGGCGCTGATGGTTGGTGCGATCAGGCGATCCGATAGACCCGGCCGCGTCCGTCGATCTTCTCCGACGTCACGTCGAGACCGAGCTTTTTCTTCAGGGCGCCGGCAATCGCACCCCGGACCGTGTGGGCTTGCCAGTCGAATGCCGTGACGATCTCCTCGATACTGGCGCCCTCGGGACGCTTGAGCATCTCGATGAGCTTGGCCTGTTTGCTGTCTCCGCGCGTGCGCGGCGCCTGATCGGTCTTGCGCGCACGGGTTTCGATCTTGGCCGCGACGATGTCTTGCTCGGCTGGAGTGGCACCCACCAGTCCGCCATCGTCGATGGCGGCAGCATGGCGTCCCTCGGTGGCGGGATCCGTCTCGGACTCGATACCAAGTTCGTCATAGGCGGCCCGCGACGCTTGTAGCGTCAGCGGCGCGCCATCGTCGTAGCGCCAGACGGTATCGTCTGCGCGGCCGGGGACTTCTTCGAGAAAGCCCTTGGTGAGGAGGCTCTTCAGGACGTTGCCGACGGCATTGCCCTTGAGTTTCAGGGTGACCGGGAAGACGCAGCCATCGGGGCGTTGGCAGGCGGTCGAAAGAACGACGCGTTGGGAATCGGAAAGTTTCGCCATGGTGTGGGCTCCTTTCGTAGAGAGCCCCGACCATCGCGGCCCTCCTACGAGCCCAAGCCCCGCCGGCCTGGCCGGTCGGGGCAGGAGGGGGGGCGGGGAGCCGTCTATTCGGCGTGTTCGCCTTCCTTGAAAGCGCTGTCGGTGATGCGCTTCAGAAGCTCGGCGTAATGGGCGAGTGTCCCGACATGGCCCCAATGGATGTCGTCGGGTGCGTAGTCGAAATGGTCGTCGCTCAGGCTCTTCAGCCGGTCGAGCATCGCGTCGATTTCGGCCTTGCGGGTGATGAAGGCGTCGAGGGCGGTTTGCTTAAGCGGGGTCTTGGTCATGGCGCTCTCCGTTTCTTGATGGTGACGCCATACACGCGCTGCTTTGGCCCGGAGCCAAGCTCTTAAGCGCAGCATTTGATTGCTTTCTTCGAGCCAGGACGATCATGGGATTATCAATCCGCGCCTATGCCCGGCATCGCGGCGTGAGCCACGTCGCGGTGCTGCGCGCTGCCAAGGCCGGGCGCGTATCCCTTGAGCCGGATGGCACAATCGACCCGGCCAAGGCCGACATTTCCTGGGAGCGTTCGACCGAACCCGGGCGGTCCAAGGCCAAGTCCGAGAAGCTCAAGCCCGTGGCCGAGACAGCCATGGGGTCGGTCCGGGAGACCCTCAAGGAGCAGGGTCTGCCCGCAAGCGGCAACGTGACGTTCGTCCAGGCGCGGACCGCCCATGAGATCGCCAAGGCGCATCTCGCGCGCCTGCGGCTCCAGCGCATGAAGGGCGAGCTGATCGACCGGGCGCGCGCGACCGCACTCGTCTTCCGTATGGCGCGCGAGGAGCGGGACACCTGGGTCAACTGGCCTGCCCGTGTCGCGGCCTTGATCGCGGCCGAGCTGGGCGTGGAGGCGCATCCGATGCAGAAGGCTTTAGAGACACATGTCCGCGCCCACCTCGCCGAACTTGCCGAGGTCCGACCAGAGTTTCGCTAACGCGGACCTTCGGTTCGTTGATCTGTTCGGCTTCGAGGGTGCTGAAGAGCTATGGCGATCCTGGCGGGACGGTCTCACTCCGGACCCCCTGCTGACGGTTTCCGAATGGGCGGACAAGCATCGCTTTCTGAGCCCGCGCGCATCGGCCGAGCCGGGGCGCTATCGAACGGATCGCACACCCTATATGCGCGCGATCATGGACGCGCTGTCGCCGTCGCACCCCGCGCGGCGCATCGTGTTCATGAAGGCAGCACAGGTCGGGGCAACCGAGGCCGGCAATAACTGGATCGGCTACGTCATCCATCATGCGCCGGGTCCGATGCTCTCGGTGCAGCCGACCGTCGAGCTTGCCAAGCGCTTCTCGCGTCAACGCATCGAGCCGTTGATCGCCGAAAGCCCAGCCCTGCGGGAGCGCGTCAAACCGGCGCGCGCGCGGGATGCGGGCAACACGGTCCTGTCGAAGGAGTTCCCGGCCGGTCTGCTGGTCATCACCGGTGCGAACAGCGCGGTCGGTCTGCGCTCGATGCCGGCGCGCTATCTCTTTCTGGACGAGGTCGATGCCTATCCGCCATCGGCCGACGAGGAAGGCGATCCGGTCGCGCTCGCCGAGGCGCGGACGCGAACCTTCTCGTGGCGATCGAAAGTGTTTCTCGCTTCGACGCCGACGATCCATGGCGTGTCGCGGATCGAGCGCGAGTTCGAGGCATCCGATCAGCGGCGCTTCTTCGTGCCCTGTCCGCATTGCCAACATCGGCAGTGGCTGCGTTTCGAGCGGCTGCGCTGGGAGAAGGGGAAACCCGATACCGCGCATTACCAATGCGAAGCCTGCGACGGTGCAATCGAAGAGCACCACAAGATCGAGATGCTCCATGCCGGCGACTGGCGTCCGACGGCGGAAGCGGCCGATCCCGGCACGATAGGGTTCCATCTGTCGGGGCTCTACTCGCCGGTCGGCTGGATGAGCTGGGCGATGATCGCGCGCATGTGGGAAGCGTCGCTGGCGACCGATGAAGCCAAGCGCAGTTTCAAGAACGGCGTGTTGGGCGAGACCTGGATCGAAACCGGCGAAGCGCCCGACTGGCAACGGCTCTATGAACGCCGCGAGGACTGGCAGATCGGCACTGTGCCGAGCGGTGGTTTGTTCCTGACCGCTGGCGCCGACGTCCAGAAGGACCGGATCGAGGTCTCGGTATGGGCCTGGGGACGGGGACTGACCAGCTGGTTCGTCGACCATATCGTCATCGATGGCGGGCCCGAGCATGCCGAGACTTGGGGCCAACTCTCAGGCCTCCTCGACCGAACCTGGCCGCATGCCCATGGCGCGCGGCTTGGTCTCGCAAAAATCGGCATCGATAGCGGCTACGAGTCGCCTGCCGTCTATGCCTGGGCGCGGGTCGCGGGTCATGCGCAGGTCGCACCCCTGAAGGGTGTCGAAGGCTTCAACCGGGCGGCACCCGTCGTCGGCCCAAGTTTCGTGGATGTCACCGAAGCCGGCCGCAAGCTGCGGCGCGGTGCCAGGCTTTGGACGGTCGCGGTGGCGACGTTCAAGAGCGAGACCTATCGGCATCTGCGGCTCACGCGCCCGACCGACGAGGAAATCGCCGAGGGCGCGCAATATCCGGCGGGTTTCGTGCATCTGCCGCGCGGGCTCGAAGCGGAGTGGGTCAAGCAGCTCGTCGCCGAACAACTCGTGAGCGTGAAGACCCGTCGGGGTTTCCAGCGGCTCGAATGGCAGAAGCTTCGTGAACGCAATGAGGTCCTCGATTGCCGGGTCTACGCCCGGGCGGCCGCCTGGATCGCGGGCGCGGATCGCTGGACGGATGAGAAATGGCGCGATCTGGAAGATCAGGTCGGACCGGCGCCTGAAGGAATCGTCGATGTGAAACCCGACGCCGCGATCGCAGCCGGTGTGCTGGCGCGTGCGCCTGTTGCTGGCGGCAAACGTCGCTCCGACTGGCTCTCGGGCGTGGATAAAGGATGGTTGCGATGAGCTGGACCAACGCGGAACTCGATGCGCTGCGACGCGCCTACGCGTCTGGCACATTGCGGGTCAGCTACGACGGCAAGACCGTAGAATACGGCTCCGCCTCCGACCTCTTGTCGCGGATCCGCACGATCGAGCGTGAGATTGCCGGGGGTGCCGAAAACCGCCCACCCGTCGCTGGTTTCGCCGGGTTCTCGCGCGGGGAGCGCTGATGCGCCGCGTCACCTGGCTTGACCGCGCGATCGGCTCGGTTGCACCCCGGGCGGCACTACGCCGTGTGCAGGCGCGGGAGAGCTTCGATGCCCTGGCGCGCGGCTATGACGGTGCTGCCAAGGGGCGGCGAACCGATGGATGGCGCGCAGCCGGAACATCGGCCGACAGCGAGATCGCCGTCGCGGGCGGGTTGCTCCGCGACCGCATGCGCGATCTCGTGCGCAACAATCCGCATGCCGCCAAGGCGGTATCGGTTTTGGTCAACAACATCATCGGCTCAGGCATCATTGCCCGTGCCGCAAGCGGGAACGACAAGCTCGACGCGCAGGTCAATGCGCTCTGGGAGGCATGGTCGGCGCGCTGCGATGCCGACGGCCAGCTCGACTTTCTCGGTCTGCAGACCTTGGCCTGTCGGCAGATGATCGAAGCAGGCGAAGTGCTGCTGCGTCGCCGCCCGCGTCGCGCGAATGACGGACTGGACGTGCCGCTGCAGCTGCAGTTGCTCGAAGCCGACATGCTCGATGCCGGGCGCAATGGCGATCTCGCGGATGGTGGTCGTGTCGTCCAGGGGATCGAGTTCTCAAGCCTCGGACAGCGGCGTGCTTTCTGGCTATTCGCGCAGCATCCGGGTGACAGCGTGGTCACGACGCGGCGGCGTCTCGACAGTCTCGCGATCCCGGCCACCGACATCGTGCATCTTTACGAGAAGCAGCGCGCCCAAGTGCGCGGTGTGCCATGGGGCACGCCGGTCATGCGCGCACTGCGCGATCTCGATGACTGGACGCAAGCCGAGCTGGTTCGCAAGAAGACCGAAGCCTGCGTGGTCGGCATCGTGCTTGGCGCCGACGAGGCCGAGCAGGGAATAGCACCGTCCGTGGTGGACGCCGACGGCAACCGGGTCGAGCAATTCGAGCCTGGCCTCATCGCCTATGCGCGCGGCGGCAAGGATATCCGGTTCAATCAGCCGGCAACGACGGCAGGTGTGGCGGAATGGCTACGCGCCCAGCTGCACATCGTCGCGGCGGGTTTCCGGATGCCTTACGAGCTGCTGACTGGCGACCTCAGTCAGGTCAACTATTCGTCGATCCGGGCGGGTCTCGTCGAATTCCGCCGTCTGATCGATGCGGTCCAGTGGCAGATCGTCATTCCGATGCTCTGCCAGCCCATTTGGGACTGGTTCACCGAACAGGCCTGGGCGGCCGGCAAGCTCCCGCAGCCGCGCATCCCGGTCGAATGGTCGCCGCCGCGTTTTGAAGCGGTCGATCCGCTGAAGGACGCCATGGCCGATCTCCTAGCGATGCGGTCGGGCACCATGACCTTGGCGCAAGCCATCGCCCGTCAGGGCCACAATCCCGATGCGGTGCTGGCGGAGATCGCGGCGATGAACGCGAAGATCGATGCGCTGGGGCTCATTTTCGACAGCGACCCGCGCCGGGTCACCAAGACCGGCGTGATGCAGCCCGATCCAGGGCTCACCTCACCGTAAGGACGACAACATGCATGGCACGATCGAACTGCCGGCGATGCGCCGCGCAGCCGACCTGTTGCCGGCCACGCTCGACGAGCAGGATCGCTCGATCGAAGTGGTCTGGTCGACGGGCGCAAGGGTCCGGCGGCAGCCGCTATTCGGCGAACCGTTCGACGAAGAACTCAGCATGGACCCGAGCAGCGTGCGGCTCGAACGGCTCAATGCCGGGGGGCCGCTGCTCAAGGTTCATGATCTCCGCACACTCGACAGCGTCATCGGCTCCGTCGTGCCGGGGACTGCCAGGATCGAGAGCGGTCGGGGCATTGCCCGGGTCCGCTTCAGCGAGCGCGACGACGTCGAGCCAATCTGGGCCGATGTGCGGGCGGGCCACCTGCGCGCCGTCTCCATTGGCTATCAGGTCCATCGCTTCGAGGTCAGCCGACCTGCCAATGCGCCGGAAGTCTGGCGCGCGGTCGATTGGACACCTTTCGAGATTTCTGCGGTCCCGGTCGGGGCCGATCCGGCGGCCGGCTTCCGTTCGGTTGACCCGCTGATCCCCTGCGTCGTGGACCGGGACGACGCTTCCCAACAGATGAGGACTTCCATGGAAGAGACCAATGTGACCCCCACGCCGGCGCAGGCTACGCCCGAGCCGATCACTCGTGCGGCCGATCCCCAGCCCGATACGCAGGCGCTTATCGCCAATGCCCAGACGGCCGAGCGCGAGCGGGTCGGCGCCATCTACGATCTTGCAAGCCGCCTCGGTCTGGAGCGCAGCCTTGCCGAAGATCTGGTTGGTCGCGGGGTCGCCATCGACGAAGCCCGCCGGATCATTCTCGACAAGGTGGCGGACACTGCCGAGAAGACGCGGACCTTCGGCCAAGTTTCGGTTCCGCTCGGCGGGCGTGACGAACGGCTGACCCGTCGCGAGGCGGTCGCCAATGCGCTGCTGCATCGCTACAGCCCGACGCTGTTCAACTTGAGCGATCCCGCGCGCGAATATCGCGGCATGACGCTCCTGGAGTTGTCGCGGGAGTTTCTGGCCTCGGCCGGCGTCAATGTGCGCGGCATGTCGCGCGACGAGATTGCGACGCGTGCCCTGCACTCGACCTCGGACTTCCCGGAAGTGCTGGCTGCCGTCACCAACAAGACGCTGCGCCAGGCCTATGACGTCTATCCGCGCACCTTCGTGCCGTTCTGCCGTCAGGTGCTCGCGACCGACTTCAAGGCGATGAACCGGGTCCAGATCGGCGAAGCGCCGCAGCTCTTGAAGGTGAGCGAGGGCGGCGAGTTCAAGCGCGGCACCATCTCGGAGTCGAAGGAGAGCTATCGCATCGAGACCTATGGCCGCGTGGTCGCCATCACGCGTCAGGTCCTGATCAATGACGACCTCGACGCCTTCACGCGCATTCCGGCGATGTACGGCACGGCGATCGCCACACTCGAAAGCGACGTGGTCTGGGGCATCATCACGGCCAATGCCGCCATGGCCGATGGTGTGGCGCTGTTCCACGCGACGCACAAGAACCTCGCCGGTACCGGTGCGGCACTCAGCGTGGCGGCGGTCGGCGCGGGCCAGGCGCTCGATGGCCGAAACCGTCTTGGCGCTGGCGACGTTGGCGGCGAGCTTGGTTGGTCCCTTGTTGTCGAGAATCTCGGCCGACGCCTCGCGGGCGATGGCGCGGGCCAGGTCGAAGGCCTCCAGGGTGTCGTCGGACCGCCAGCGCTTGCTATCCCAGCGCAGCCATTGTCCCCACAGGCTGACGAATCGCAAATCATGCTCATGGCGGGCGGTGTAGCGCAGCGCCATGGCCTCGTCGGCATAGGAGGCCGGTCGATCCATGTATTCGATGGCCTTGCCGTCCGGGGTGCGGCCCCGCCTCAGCATCTCATCGAACAGGTTGTGAATATCAGCCATGGGTTCCGCCCTCCTGACGGCGGGTGGCTCGGCCGACATATTCGCGCCGCGCGATACTGGCCACCGTCCGGGCGACCTCGTTGTCGGCCAGGGGCGGATCGCATCGGGAGGCATTGAAGGCCAGCAGAAGATCGAGGCAGACATGGGGGTCGATCCGCCGCCCCAGGAGCATTCCGGCCAACCGGGCGATGGTGATGTTACGTTCGCCGTTGACGGCGTTGCCGCCGGTGACGCCTCGCCAGTCGATGGGAGGCTTTCCGGGTCTGCCCGGATTTTTCGCAGGGTGGAGCGCTTCGATCAGCCAGGCGGGCAAATCCGCCAGGGGAACCGTCTCGGGATCGTGATCCACCGATATGGCGTAGGGTCGTCCGCTCATGTGCCGCGAGGGTGGGGCGACGATGTAGCCGCCGTCGCCGCGCATATCGATGCCGGGACCGATTTTTCCGGCGCTGTTGGGAACGATGCCGCCGCGATGACGAAACAGGATATGCTCGCCGCCGCCTCCGGTCAGAAAGCGCCAGGTCGGCGGCAAGGGGCCGAATTTGCTTTCGAGGGCGGCCAGGGTTTCGTCGCCATCATGGCGGGGATCGATGTCGAGGGCGACAATGCCGCTGGCCGCCCCGGTGGCGATGCCGATGTTGAAAGACGCGCCATCGAACCACCGCGCCACGGTTTCGGGATCGCGGCTGGCGTCCTTGAGGCCGTTGCGAACCAGCCTGCCGAACGGATGCTTGGCCGGTTGAGGGCAGTCCTTCCTTGCGCAGGAGCAGAGGCGTTCGCCGTTGCGCTCGAACGGGAAATGCACCGGCAGGACCGCGAATCCGAGGGACAGGTAGAGCCGGGCATGGTCGAGCAGGTCCGTCATGCATGCCCTCCATGGACCGTGGCCAGGATCAGCGGCAGGTTCGGCTGAACGTCGCGCAGGAACTCGACCCAGGGAATTTCCTGTTCGGGGCGAGTTTCGACGATCACGGTGCTGGCGCCGAACAGCACCGGCATCATGGTCATGGCGGCATAGGCCTCGACCGGAGGCGCGCTGGCCACCACCGCCGCGCTGTCTATGGCAGAGGCAAGGCGCCGCAGGGAGTCTTGATGGAAATGTCCCGGCCCCACCGTCCGGTCGGTGTCGTCGGCGATCAAGGCGATGAAGGGTGCTCCCATCTCGTCCATGGCGCCCAGGAAAGGTTCATGGGTCTGGGACACGATCATCAGGCGCAGGCCGTAATCGCGCACGGCGCGATAGATGGGAAGGAGATGGGGCGCCTTGCTGCTGCGGGCGATGATCGTGTCCAGTTGCTCACGAGTCAGCGGGGTCCAGTCCTTATTCATGGCCGACGGCCCCCTTCTCCTGGCTTTCGATCCAGGTCTGGAGCACCGACTTGCGTACCGCCAGCTGGAATCCGATCCGAAAATGCGGCAGCTTGTATTTGGCCGCCTGGCACAGGAAATAGACCCGGCGCTGGTACTTAGGCTCGTCCGAGGAGAAGATGTAGCGGGCGATGGCGGGCGCGCCGATGATCAGATCGCCCAGGGTGTCGGGCTGATCGCTCATCGGCCCCTCCCGGCGCGCGGGGCGGACGCCTTGCGCTCGACTTGGCGTTCTTGGTCGAGCAGCCATTGGCGCACCGCATCGGCCCGGTAATAGACCCGCTTGCCGACGATCACATGGGGCGGCGCCTGGCGAAGCTGCCGGTCACGCTGGCAGGTGCGAAGACTGACGCCGCGCTGGGCTGCGTATTGTTCCTCGCTCAGGTAGCCGGCGAATAAGTGAGGAATGACGACCGGCGCGGCCAGTTCCATCCGGTCGTCGAGAGCATCCGTCTCGCGGTGCTGCATGTGTCTCTCCCTTGCAGGGCGGCGCGATTGGCCGCAACAAGGCGAGAGGTAGACCCGCTCCGATGCCCGAAAAATGACCCGAAAACCCGCCCGAAATCGAAAATTTCAGGTGGGGGGGTTCGGGTTAGCCGGATTGCTTGGCGCTACGATAGGCTTCGCGCAGGCGATTGGCGATGGTCTTGGCTGTCGCCCCCGGCATGTCGGGGTGGGCGCGGGCCAGCCATTGCTCCAGCACCTCGGCCTGCTTGTTGAGGGAGGATTCGATGGCGCCGGATTTTGCTCGCCGCTCGAATTCCGCCTCGATCAGATGCATCGATGTCGGCCGACCGGGGGCGCCGCTGCGGGGCGTGTCCTCGGCTGGCTGCGACGTTGGCGGTTTGGCCGAGTCGTTGGCGGGCATAGGTGCCGCCGCAGGGCGTTTCTGGGCGGCACGGATGATGTCGCGATAAGGATGATCGGCCGGGATATCCCGCGAAAAGAGACAGCGAATGCCGCGAAATGTCATTCCCTCCCCGGTGGCGACGTCGTTGTCCATGTCCAAGGTCAGGAATGGCCAATAGCGGGCGGGGATCACCTCGCTGTCGGCATCGGGATGGCGTCGCCCGAAAGCGACCCATTGAATTGCGATAGCCTGATCCATCATGAACTTCCGAATGCCGGCCTCCGTGTGCCTGATCAGGTCGTCGATCGGCTTGATCATCGCCTCGTATTCGGGGCGGTCGGCAGGCTTCGCCCCCGTCATCTGGAAGCAGTGGGTTTCAAGGCCGCGTTGTTCCAGCAATTGGTCGATGATCTCGCGTGCCGTGCGGCCATCGTCCAATTCCGATTCGTCCAAATAGCAATTATAGATCTGTTTCAATGTCCGCCATTTGAGGGGAGGGTGCTTTGTCCGATCCGTGGTCATGGCTTGCTCCCCTCGGGCGCCGGCAACTCGGCGGTGACGATGGCGTTGCCGACCATCTCGGCCGCCTTGCGCAATGGGTCGTCGTAGAGATGGGCGTAGCGGGCGGTGGTCGTCACTTGGGTGTGGCCGAGCATCTGCCCGATCAGCGGCAGCGAAGCGCCGGCCGAGACCAGAATGCTGGCGAAGGAATGGCGGATATCGTGGACCCGCACGGTCGGCTGCCACACCATGAGAGGCTTGCCGTCCTTGCTTTTCATCACCTTGCCGTCGCGGCCCTTCTTCTCGACCTGCGCCGCGAGCCCGGCCTTCCGGCAGACCGACCCCCAGGCCCGCTTGATGTCGGTCAGCGCTTTGCCGTTCAGGCCGTAGAACACGAAGGGATTGAGCGGCGCGCCATCCGCCTTGGCCTTGCGCGTCGCCGTTTCTTTCATCTCCTTGAGCAGATGCAGGGCGGGACCGCTCAGCGGCACGCGGTGCAGGCGGCGCTGCTTGGTATGCGCGCTCGGCTTGGTCCAGACGCCATTCTCCAGATCGAACATCTCCCAGGTCGCGCCGAGCACCTCGCCGCGCCGCGCGCCAGTCAGCATCAGGAGCTTGATGGCGTTCGCCGACACCGGTTCGGAATGGTCATTGAGCGCCCGCGCCAAAGCCGCGATCTCGGTCTTGTTGAGGTAGCGGTTGCGCTTCTCCTCCGGATTCCGGCGCACGCCCGAGGCCGGATTGTCCTCGCGCCACTTCCAGCGGATGGCGAGGTTAAACGCCTTGCGCAACACCTCGACGGTGCGGTTGGCGCGGACCGGCGTGCCGCGAATGGTGGTGATGTCGCGGTGGAGCGCGTCCACGTCGTCGTGGGTGATCGCCGCCGTCTTCATCTTGCCGAAGCGCGGCAGGATGATCTTCTCCCACATGATGCGCTCGTCGACCTGGGAGCGCGGGGATTTCTGCGGCAGGTGCTCGCGCTCGTAGCGCTCCCACATCTCCATCACGGTGGGGGCCTCGCGTTGCGCCTGCCGCTCGCCCATCGGGTCGCGGCCATGATCGACTTCGCGCTTCATGTTCTTGGCGGTCTCGCGCGCCGCCGCCACGGTCCAATCGGGATGTGCGCCGATGGTGATGCGGCGCTGGCGGCCCTCGGCGCGATAGTCGAGAACGAAGCTCTTGGCCCCGCCTGGCGTGATGCGCAGGCCGAAGCCCTTCACCTCGGAATCCCAAATCATGGTCTGCCCGCGCGCGGGCGGCAGGGCTTTACGGACCAGGGTTTCGCTCAGTTTCTCCGGCATCTCGGGCCTCCCGTGTCAACACTGTGTCAACACGCCTAGTGGCTGTTTCTGTCGTCGGGTTGCGGCAGGTGACAGACGGTCTCGCCAAAAGACGTTGTAAAAACAGTGCTATAGGAGAATGATGCCTGAAACGTGTCAACAATCAAGGCCCTAGATATAGAGCACAATCTGTCTCATAACCTGAAGGTCCTAGGTTCAAATCCTAGCCCCGCAACCAACATGAGCCCATGACTTAGGCCCGACCTCATTGGCCGGGCCTAAGTTATTTGGGCGAATGTTGTCCCCGCGAAAGCGGGGACTCATCTGGAATCGAGATATTCTGGACCCACCGGGTCGATGCCGGGGGCGC